TTGCGTTCGATTATTTGCTGGGCTGACAATACCTCAGCTGAATTTATTGTCTGATACAATTTCTCAATTGGAATTGTTATCTTTGCGATGCTGTTCATGTGTTTTGATATGTGAGTAAGGCCGAGGTTTTGTGTGTCCTCGGCCTTTGTTATTTTTAGAATGGTAGGCCGTCTGAGTCGTTAACGAATAGGCTGTCGAGATCGGGCTCATCAGTTACAGTTGTACTCTCCCACTTTGGAGCAGGCACAGCGGCAGGCTTGGCAGTAGTCCGAGCAATCCACTCATCGCTCTTGCGGATATCATCCTTCAGGAAGTCCGGCAGCTTGTTGAATACTGCATCATTATGCTCTGTGCTGTCGTAGCTAAGAAGTTCATTGATTGCTGGAGGGCACGCCATGCCTTTTGGAAGCGGAGAGATGCTCATGATGTTCGCATAGGTGCGGTCATCTTTGCCGTTGTGTGCGATGTTTACCATGCAAGAGTGGCCTAGTAGCTTGATGATGTCGAAGTCTCCAGCTTGCGCATCGGTCATCTTTTTGCCAATCCATGATTCAACGAACTTGCGAAGCGATGCTTTTTCGCCCATGCTTAGGTTGAATACGGTCTTCACATAGAACGGCTGTTCTCCTTTTTCATCGCTGAATACTGCGGTTTCAAGTGGCAGTTCAAATAAGAATTGCACTTTGCGTTTCTTGTTTCCCCACTTCTCATCGAAGGTGGTTCCCTTGTCAATGATTTGGTAGCATCTTGCTACGTGTGCTCCTTCGGGAGCGATTTGGCGGCTTGAGCCATTGCCAGAGTTTACTGGTGCTTTCATGGTTTAAAGTTTAAATTGAGGTTAAAAGTGCTTGAGTTGATTGTTCGTGAAGATACTCAGTAACGAGCGCAAAGTTGTTGTGGAATTCATCCATATTGCAAGGGTCATAGATACGCTTCTCCGCTGGAACGCCGTGCTCCATGCAGCGATGATATTGGCGTGCGAGGTTAGCAGCTTGAGAATCGCATCGGGTGTAAAGGCCTTTGATGCAGCCGTCATTTACAACCATTACCATTGTGCCGGTTAAGTGGTTGTAGTGGAAAAATTCTGTGCCCTTCCAATTTTTGAAGGTCGTTGCTGTTGAGAGTTCTGGTGTGTGCATGTGTATAAAGGTGTTAAAGTTTAAAAAGAAAGGGGGCGGTTATGGCCCCCGTTAAGGTTAGGAAAATGCTGGAGCCATTGAGTAAGTACCTAAAGCCATAACGTACTCATTGCCATTGTAGCCTACTTTTACTTTTTTGCGTACAATGTCCTTGTACCCTTTTACTTTAAGGGTTACAAAATCACCCTTGCGAGTTAATACTTCGGCTGTAAATACGCATTCTGAATCGCAAATGCTTACCGCTTTAATTACTGTCCCTGCTTTGATTGTCGTTGTTGTCATGGCTGTGATTGTTTTGTTTGACAAATGTACACAGCTTTTTTGATTCTGCAAATTAAAAACAAAGAAAACAGCAAGCCACCAGCGTAAAAAATCGCAAAGTGCTGAAAATCAACTCAATTATTTTGCGCGACCGATTGCGAATCCTGTAATGCCACCGAGCGCAAAAGCGAATGCGCGTGTTTCGTACCACTTTTTGGGAGGCTGGGCCACAATTACGTTGTGCATTCCTGTGACGCTTACATATGGATTGTCTATGCCAAGACGAACCACCTTGTCACGCTTACGCGAAAACAAGCCCTTACGCAGCGTATCTCCAATTGCAACGGTATAACTTACCGGAATGATAATAGAATCGATTTGAAGCCTTCCTAAGCGGTTTATTGAGCCACCTATCTGAAGGAATTTACCCTCTCGGCTGAATGACCTCGGCAGGCGCAAGTGCGGAAAGCTGTCGATGTAGACTGTCTCGCCAAGCTCGACTTGCGTCACCACCTTTGTCCGCGTCTGATACCTCACCACCACTTCAGGCTCTCGCAGCTCCAAGGCTCGCAGCTTTGTGCCTGCCTCCGCGAGTTGGACGGATTGGCTGTGGATTTTGGAACTATCTCTTGCGATGCGCACAGTATACTCCGAATTCAGCGAATCAAGATACATGGCATTGCTTTCGGCCTCACTCAATGCACCGCATGTGCGAAGCAATAGCAGCAAAATAAATAAGCAGATTGCCAACAGGCTCAGTGTACTGATATTGCTCTGGTGCATTGTATTAGTTCGTTAAGTCGTTTGATATACTCATCCTTATTGCGCAATTCATTGAGCAAGATATCAGCCGCCACCTTAAGCGGCATAGCTTTTTCTGCAATATAAACAGCCAGCACCTTTACAAGTCGCTCATCACATTCGCAATCGGTAGCCGGTAGGTTGGTCATATTTGCCTGGTTGCTTTCTTAACTAATAACCGGATCACATCATCAAGCTTATCAACGCTATTTGCAAGCATCTTCATCACATCATTGCGCTCCTGATCCGTTGCACTTTCGTGCTCAATCATCATCTTCACCAAACCTCCGATTGAAGTCAATGGCTGGCGAAGTTCATGAGATAGCATGAAGCGGAACTCTTCCAGAAGAATCTTCTGGCGTTCATGCTCATGGTTGCTTATGGAAGTAACATCGACAAGTTGAATCCCGATGAAGTGCAGCATGTCAACAATGGAATAAATATTCCACATATTGTAACGCTCAGAGGCCATCTTCTGCTTTGTCTTGGCATAGGTGCGAATCGGGTCCGGAGTTTTTTTCTGTGCCTTCCTGATTGCACTTAGCAACTCATCGCGATCGGAATCATTGGCCGCAATGTCCAATATATTGCCTGGCTTAATGTGGCTGCTGTACTCCTTGAACAAATCATTGCAGGTGACAATATTGCCATCCTTATCGGTGATCACATAGAAGAGGTCGATGCTCGACTCAAGGATGTGCAGGCTTGCCATATCGCAAAGATAAGGCAAGGATTGAACTTTTAGGCTAATTCTTTACGTAAATCCTGCAAAAGATTTAACCATGCAGCACCGCATGTCATAAGGTACTTTGCCGACATCCACAGAGTGAAGCTGAACACAATGCCGTTTAAAAGTATATCGTAGTTCATAGGCATTTCCAAATCTTTCGTGTTTCTTACAGGCTGAGGTTTGACTGTGTAGTACGTTGGGGCTGCCAACAAAGATACATCGCATGGCTGAATAGTGTCGAATGCGGTGAGCACTTTCTCCTTGCGCGGCTGTGCCATGACAGCCTCGAAGCTTTCGCGGTTAGCTTGCGCGAAGCTTGTATCGGCTTCGGGCTGATGCCAGCTCATAGTATCTACATTCACCTTACTATGGCGCACGGTCTTTATTGTATCTCTACGAATCTGCTGCATCGCTCTTTGCTTTTGGTATGTACCCTGCTGCGATTAGAGTTGTTACAATTGCCGCGAGGGTTTCGGTTGAAATCACTTTAAAGATTAGTAGAAAGATTGAAACTAATATCATAAGGCTTCCAATTGTGCTACGCCAATGCTTAACAATGATGTCAATGATTCGCCTTGGTTTGGTAGCACGTTTTCGCATAGGTTAAATTACGCGAAAGCAGCCCGAACGTTGGGGCAATAATGGCTTAGAAATTACAAAGTGAGAAATACAGATTCGCCTCTTCGCGCCTGCGGTTGGTTAGCCCTGTAAGCACTTTGCCGCCTGCCTTGTTCCAACGCAGGAACTCATCGAGTATCGAAGGGTCGGCTGCGTTTACTTTGGCTTTCTTGAGCAATGTGGATTTTACCAATGCACCCGTGCCAACGTTGTAGCTAAATGCCACCAACGCATCGAACTGGCATTGATTCAAATTCGGTAGGTGCTTATTTACCGCATCTTCATAGGGCTCAAGTGTAGCGAGTAAAAGCTGCGTTGCTTCCTTTTCGCTTGCTAGCTTTTCACCTAAAAGAATCTTCTTGCCGTTCGGGTAGCGAGTGCTGCCGTAGCCTATGGTAACTACGGAAGCAGGGCAGAGGTAGGAACTAAGCCGCAAGCCCTCGTACTTCTTAATCAGATTCAGACCGAGAAGCGAGGTACTGCGCATTTAGAGAATGATGTATTGAATGTTAGCGACAAATGTCAAAGTATCACCAGCAGTTGCAAGGTCGATAGTAAATTTGATTTGGTCAAAACCTAAGTCTGCTTCAATAATTGCACTAACTAAATTAGCATAAGGATTAGTAATTGGAGTAAGAACTCCAAAGGCATCGCGAGCATTTGTAAAATTACTTGCAACAGGTGGCGCAATATTGAAGCTACCTGTTGTGAAACCAAGGTCTAATGCAATATCTAAATAATAAGTGCAAGTAACAATATTATTCACACGGCTATACAGAGCACGTAATACAGTTACAGTACAATCGTTTGGCCCAGATATTGTTGCGCTCGACGTAAAATCTCCACCGCCTATATCAGGCAAACCGCTAAATAGGTTTTGTACCTCAATCTTTCTTGATTGGTCAGCGGTCGTATCTACGATGTATAGTATATCGTCTGGTGCTGCTGTGCCTAATGATGGTAAATCGGTTACTTTAACGCCTGCCATAGTTGGTTGGTTTTATGCAAATTTACAAATTATTCAGATAGGTTAACGCATCTTGCGAACTCTTAAACTTTTGCGCATTTAGTTTGTGTTCTGTTACCGTAATATAGTACACGCCTTGCTCGGTTATTACGTGAAAGGATGTTTCATCCACAGCCTCCCAGCGCGGCTCGATTAGGTTAACCCACGGCAAGCCCGTTGATGTGAACTCGATATTTGTCGATGTGATGTTTACGTTTGTCATTTGATTTCAATTTGATAGTATGATAGCACAGTCGAATCCCCAGCCGCGCCGTTCTGAACTGCGAAAATGAGATACTGGTTAACAGTCCAATCAATATTTGAATTGGTTAGTGATGCAATACCTAAGGCTGCATCAGTTGGAATTGATGCGTTGGCTTGTACTGTTTGCGTATTGGTTGCGCTCTTTACTATTGCAGTCCTGTCGATACCCATATAGGTTTGTCCAATTGAACCTAAAGCAATTGTAAGTAACAATGTTGGTGCAGGGCTTACAATTGAATCGGCTGTGTTGGCATATACTCGCAGCGTGGAAATACCAGCCCCTCCCGTCTTCCCTAACCTTGCCTTGAATTCGATAATGTTTCCTACTGTTATCGTGTTGGCAGGAATCAGCACAGATACAACTTTGTTATTATTGGTGTTTCCTGTTACCGCCGTTTGATTGTTGAGGTCTTTGTAAATCAGTAGCGGAAAGGTTGCGAGCGTGCCGTTTCCACGTACATACTGCGAGGTGCTACCGCCTAAAACATTGCCGAGCGAGCGATTCTTCCAAAGGTTATTTGTTCCCGTAGTGTAAACTAAAAAGTCATTATTTACAGGCGTTACGGTTGTGATGTCCACATCCGAAAGCTCATCGAGCTGGAAGCCGTTTTGCACGAAAACATATATCTGACCATTGCCAACGTTTGCCCTTTCAACTATACCGATTCGGGTTAAGTGGTTCGGGGCTAATGGCAGGACGTTCGTTAAAGAGCCTGCTGTATTGCCAACGTAAAGCGTATCTCCTGCGCTGTAAGCGTTTGTATTTATACCATCAATTACGCCCTGCGTTATGATGTAGCCTTTTTGATTCGGTCCGATTGAACTACTGAATACAAGTCCGATTGTTTTGGATGAAGTTGCCTCGCTTGTGTTGTTCGCGAGCTTTACAGTCATCCTATCACCAGTCGCTCCAAAAGCATAAACGGGCTGCCCTCGGTTAATTGTAACACTATCCGCATTCGTTATATAGGCAAACATCTGATTAGGCGCAACGCCCAATATTTGGAAGTTCGTGCCGTCATAGATTGCGATAAACTGCTGGTTAGTATCGATATCACCCCCTATAATTGGCACGGTGTTATTCTTTGCAATGTTAACCGCCCCAAGTCCGTTGATGTTAAGCGTAGAAGCCCCCGTGTTCGCGTTAGTGAAACCTATCGCATAAGCATCATTAAGATTGTATGAAGTAACGCCCGGAATGCTTACGGTGTAGGTATCTGTTCCGCTTGCTTGACCGCCTTGCATTCCCGTTGCTGCCGTGCTTGCAATGGTGAAGCTCGGATAAGTGCCGCTTATTGATATATCCGCACCAGCTGTTAGCGATACAATTTGGTCTGGGTCGGTGTTATCAATTGTAAAGCTCGGATAAGCGCCACTAACTGCGATGCCTGTGCCAGCCGTAAGGCTTACGATTTGGTCAGGGGCGGTGTTATCAATTGTGAAGCTCGGATATGTACCAGTTATATCTATGCCAGTGCCTTCCGTCAATTGCACTTCTTGAACATCGATATTAACCGAGCCGGGTGTACTACTATTCGCATTCACAGCACCGCCACGAAAGTTCATATTCACAACGCCTGAAGCCACAACAGTACCTTCATCTCGCACGGTTAAGCTACCACCCCCACCGCCACCAACTGCAATCAACGGATCTTCAGGTGTACCATTTCCCACTATTGTAATGCCGTCAACCGCAACCTCGGTCAAGCATGGCGTACATGGCTCGAAGTCTGGGAGGGGAATATCTCCGGTTGCGCAAGTATCGTAGCATCCGTCCTCGCTTGAGGTGCTTACATTCACATCCACATCAATCGCCACAGCGGCCCACTCATAGTTAACCGGCAAGTAGCGGATCTCATTCTGGTATCCATTGGGCACAACCTCATAAGCGATGACACCAATGGCAGTCTTGAATTGCGGATCCGTTCCGCTGATTAACCTCAGCACCCTCGATGCTACCCAGTCCTGCGCA